TGTCTTAATCTTTCTTCTTGTTCTGGTGTGAGTGCATCTACTCCCATGCCTATAGCTAAACCACCTACATCTTTTTTTGATGGTAAATATGGATCTATAAAACCTAATCCAAGATTGTCTAACAACCCAACATCATTGTTAGCTGCTTGTTCTAATCCTTTTTGTGCTAAATGAGATGGCATAGTTGATGCGGCAGTTGTTCCAACAGTTGTTGCTGGACTCATAGCACTACCAAATCCTGATGTTACTCCACCTACTGCTGCACCTTTTAATGGATCTTGACCCATTGCGTATGAAGTTAAAGCACCTACCCCTGCACCTACTAGTATTGGTTTAAGCATTATTTACCTCCTCCACTTGAAGTAGAAGTTTGATTAACTGGAGCTGGTGCTCCGTATGCTGCTGACAAATAAGACTCTAGTTTGTTGTAAGGTTTATTTTGTCCAAACTCAAATCTACCAATATCTGCATTTAAAATATCTTTGGCATACTGTTCTTGTGTCTGACCAACTTTAGCTAATTGATTTATATCTGTGTAATCTGCTGCTGCCATTTGTGGAGCTGATGCAATAGCTGCATCTTGCCTTGCCCTTTCTGCACCAAAGTTACTGTAAGCTAATTCTGCTGCTCTGTTAGTTAAAGAGTTTGCTAAATTTTCTGTTGCTGTACTTTCTAACTCACCCATAGCACCTGAACCATATCTACCAGAAGCTGCTGTTCTACTACCAATGTCTCTAATAGCTTTGTTAAATTCATTGACAGCAGGTTTAGCTGCACTTGCCATCATTGCAGAAAAATATGGATTACCTGCTGATAGTCTGTCGCCACTAATTGTGCTTAACTGCTGTGCTTGAGCTGCTGGTACTAATGGATTGCCAGTTCTTGCTCTATCACCTGCTAAACCTAATGCTTCTGTTGTTGCTCCTGATGCTGGAACATAAGTTGCATCAGGATAATATTCTGGAGAATCAGCTCCATATAAATTTTTTGCTTCATCTAAACCATAGGTTATGTATGGCAAGATAGCAGGGTCAATATTTTGAGTAGTTTGAGTAGTTTGACCACCACCACCACCTTTATATTCACGCAATCCAGTTACAGGATTAATTGTGCCTGAACCACCATGTGCTTTTAATAAATTAGCTTCCCATGTATTAACATGAGCAAGTTCGGTATCACCCTCTCTACCTAACTTACCTAAATCTTTAGCTAACCAGTTATATAACCATATTTTTAACTTAATCATTCTATTTTCAACTCCATTAATTGATATTTTGTTTCATAACCATATAACCTGTTCCATAACCTAGCTATACTGTCATATTTAGTAGATCCTTGTATTGCTGTGCCACCATTTTGTTTGACCCAAGTTTTAAATTGTTCAAACCCTTTTTTTGTTACCATGCCACCTTCTTTTTTTGTGCCTATATAAGTTATGTAACAAACTCTTTCATGTGGGTACATAACCCATTGCACAGTCAATGCACAATAGCAAACATCATCTTTCATAAGTAAAAGAAGTTGTTGTTGTCCTTGTGCTACTGTAAGTTTAAGTGTGTCGCTGCAAAATTCGCCATCACCTTTTTCTAAAGCTCTATTTAATATTGGTTCAGCAAGATACCAAAATCTTTGCACTTGGTTTGTAGGTACTACATACAATTTCATAGAATTTATCCAACGATTATATAATCATATGTTACATCAGTATGAGATGTATTTCTATGCCCTACAACAAAGCTACCTTTGGCTTTTGTTTTAACAAATGTATGATCTGATTCTGCTGCTGCATTTGCAGTTCTTGATGACAATACGATGACTGAATCAAAACCTACTCTTTCATTACTGACTGTAGTTTCTGTAGATGATGTCGCTAAAGTAAAAGTACCACTGTTATTCGTTTTGCCATTCATAGCGTTATTAACTACTTCTGCTACATCTCTAGGTTCACCGCCTTGATAGGGAAGTGTACGATACATTCTAGGCATTATCTATTACCTTGTGGCTTAAAGTCTACATCTACTGCCATAGCGTTTTCCCATGACCCTGTAGGTTTAACAGATACTCTATGGTATCTTCCACCAGTTCGTACATTGGCTCTACCTTCTGATGTTGTAGATACTGTTGGTCCAAATATAATAGAATCATCTAATTCTTTCCGACTTGCTACTGATACATCTGCACTACCATTATCTATTTGTGGTCTTAATAAATTAATTACAGAGTTATATCCATTTTCTAAATCAGTTGTTACTAATTCACTGTTATAAGTAGAACCTGTAAAACTAATTATTTTAGTGTCTTTTGCTCCAGCAAATAAAAATTTACCACCTACCCATAATCTTGCATCTAATGATGCAGGTAATACATCTATATCAGTGTAACCTAGAGTGCCTAAACCTTCTAAAGTAGTTCCTAATGTTGCAATGTTTCCCAAAACAGTTGCTGTTGTTTCAACTCTTGACCATTTATCTAATGTCCAGTTATAAACTAGCATACTTCTGCCACCACCAACATTAGCATAATTCCATATAGCAATATTTAATGCTGGGTTTATAGATGCTGTCATATTTCCTAATAAACTTAAATCTACATCTGAAAAAAACCATCTGTCTATTTTTTCATTACCAATAGACTGAACTTGGTTGCCATCACATTTATAAAATCCATCATCACTTAAAAAGAATGAAACTTGATTGTATTGGCAAACAGAATTACCTGATAAACAACCTAATCCTCTTGAAATATTATCAAATTGAAAAAATAAAGGACTTCCTACATAAGACATTCTTGAAATTGATTTTTCTAAAAAAACTAATCCAAACTCACCACCAGTAAGTGCAACAACATTACCACCATCTGCAATTACTTGTAAATCTGACTGTGATGTAGCTCCTGCTGTCCAATCAGTCTCATCATTAATATCTGACCACCTTACTGTAGAGCGACCTAACGCTCCTGTAGCTACACTACCTGTTACTACAAAATCTCTCACTACAGTAATAAGTTTAGCTGTAGGAGATGTTGCTACATCTGCCCATGCTGTTGAAGTTCCTATTGTCCAATATTGAATAGGTGCTGTCCCATTTACAGCAAGAACTGTTTTTCCGAATTGAGTAAAGACCCAAGCAAATGTACTTGTATAACCACCTGATTTAGATTTATCTTCTAACGCTTCTGTAGCTGAATTAAATTTAAAAAGTTTAGTTGCACCACCTGCAAACAAAACAACTTCTGTATCAAATTTTGCTACAAAAATAGAATTAATATTTTCTGTTGCTGCTTCACTAAAGTCCTCTGCATTAGGAAAAGGTTGATACCCAATAGATACAGGTATTACATTTTTTGCATCATTAAGACTTCCTGCATTGTCTGGTTGATCTGGATTCCAATCTGTAAATTGTACTCGTTTAGTAGGCATTAGTTTACTTGACCTCCTGATATTGTTCCTGCTGTAACATAGGTAATATAAGAATGTCCATCTATAGCGTTACCTGCTGTGCCACCTGCTGTAACTCCACTTGAACCATTAACACCTAAATTGCCACCTGCTCCACCACATCTTGTGTCAAAAGCATCACAAGACCCAGCTCCACCAGTTGTTCTAGTCCCATCACTAGCTCTTACTGAATTGTTCCTTTCTGCTCTTGGACCAGCTCCAATCCCACCATCACCTGCTGGTATAGCTACACTTAATCCCGGACTTAAAGTTGTTGACCCATTTGAAGATAATATGCTTCCTGAAGAACCTGCTTCATGGTAGCCACCTGCTCCACCGCCACCAGACCCAGCAGCATAGTATGTTCTTTGACCTCCACCTCCTCCTCCACCACCGCCACCACCACCAATAATTGAGTTGTTAGTTAAGCTTAATGGAAATCTTGTGTATAGTCCTGTGCCACCAAAATCACCTGCTACTGATTGACCACCTTGACTTTCAGCTCCTGGTCCACCATTGCCACCTCTACCAGTAATGCTAGAATCTGTAGGAAGCGTAAGTCTTACAGAGCTACCAATAACAAGAGAACCCACATCAAACGCAGGGACTGTATTACTTGTAGATACAAAATGCGTTCCACTAGCAACAGTTATTTGTGCAATAGTAGGAAAAGAAAGACTTAAATAAGTAGCTAAATTAAAATTCTTTATTAATCCATCAGCATCACCTGACAAAGTAATATAAGTAACACCATGCACCAATTCCCAAGCACCAGATTCTTTTACATAAACTTCATTCGCTTGTTTCCAAACACCACCATCTTTAATAAGCACTTCTTTTACTTCTTTATTTGAACCGCTATCATTTACATAGATAGTCATTTAATCTACCTTGTACCAAATATCACCATCAGAACCGCCTGTAGGATTAGATGTAGAAACAGTTTTTGTTCCTGATGCGTTTGTTCCTACAGTAATAGAATTTATAGTTGTACCAGCAATAGTACCACCAGTAATATTAACTGCATTAGAATTTTGAGCACACATTGTGCCTACAGTACCTACTTTTGTTTCAACAAAAGCTGTGGTAGCTAATTGAGTTGTGTTTGTCCCAGCAACTGCTGTTGGTCCAGTAGGAACTCCTGTTAAAGTTGTTGTCCCATCTACTGTAAAATTACCCCCAACCACTAAATCATCATTATCATAACCTGTAGAAAAATCTTTTACTTGAGACATTATCTCTCTTATGGCATTGTTAATGGTAGCAGGAGGGCAACCCTCGTTAATATTAATTCCACCTACATCAGTATTAGAACCTGCTGTTGGCGACCATTCTGATATTTTATCACGACTCATATTATCCTATCCTTTTCCATGTGTTTAAAGTTACTGGGACTACTGTCCAATTATTTCCTTGAATATGTCCATCAGCTATTACTGTTGCTGTTGCAGATATTGAAGCATTACCAGCCAATATTGCATTTGCATCAGCAGTTAAAGTAGCGAAACCATTTATACCACCACTTGAATCTACTATAAAGCCACCTATTGCTTGTAAGTTTGCTATTCCACTAATACTAGCATTTCCTGTAACAGTGGAGCTAGATGCTTCTACACTAACAGTCGCTTGACCATTAACACTTGCATCACCAAGTCTTATTCTAAATCCATCTGTTGTTAGTGTTGCAGTTGCACTTATAGATCCAGAACCAATTAATGTTTTACCTGCTAAAGAACTATATGGAGACTCTGAAAATGCACTTATTCCAAACATTATTTATCCTATCTCGCTGTTGAGTTTTTAAAAGGGTTCTCGGCAAATGCCATGTATAAGTAATTATAGTTATTATAGTTTGTA